AACAGCTACGACTTAGAAATAAGATTACAGTCTGAAGACAGAACTCACAGGATAGGTCAAGAAAATAAAGTAACTTACGTAGACTTTATTGCTGAAAAAACTATTGACGAAAAGATAGTTCAATGTCTTAGATCTAAAATAGATATTGCGACAGAAGTGTTAGGAGAAGAATTGAAAAGTTGGTTAGTATAGGTTAGTATGGCTTATGGCATATTTAAATCATAATCTACCTCCTTTTAGCGCTTATATTAGAAATGAATATCTATTTGATCATGAGAAAGGTCATGGTGAATTTACTTTTGCTGATGTTCATACAGTAAATAGTTTGGAGAGAAGAGCTCTATTATTTGAATGTTTATTACCTAATGGTGTTAATTGGACAAGAAGACCTATACACGCATTTTGTTGGAAAAAAGATGCACCAAAACATTCTTTAAACATACATCAATATTGGGATTGTTTTTCTCCTTACGTAGATGTTCAAAGAAGAAACAGATTAGCAAACTGTAGAGCAGAACTCGTAGACTACAAAGGCACAAAAAGAAAAGGAACATATATGTTTACAATAGATTGGGCCTGGGAGAACAAAGCAGGTATGTTAGATACTAATTTTAGCGAAGATCCTGAACATAAATGTGCTCACATGTTTCGTATGGATGACGGTAATTTTTTTGCTTACCCTAATAACAGAACTATTTGGTATGATGATGCCTTCATGGAAGAAAGATTAACAAAAAATCCAGGATATAAGATTGATCAAAATTTTTACACAGTAGAAAATACAAGAGAAGAGGACACTATAACTGATGATTCTTATATGACTCAGTTTGAACGTCCTTAGTGAAAATATTTTTTGATCATATTACGGGTAAAATTACTAATTATGATCTTATTTACTCTTTAATTTTAGCTGAATTTGATAAGCATGAGTATGATTATGCTTTAAATAATGGCTGGATACCCTTGTCTTGGTACTACACAAAAATAAATCACATTACTTGGATTAATGCTAGATCCAGTAGACTACAATTATCTGACTTTACTTTTTCAAAAAAACAAAAATACACATTAAATAAAAAAGATATTAAGACTGTGTATCACACTTCTATTAACGATAATTTAAAAGACACTTGTGCTGAGATCTATAAAAAATACATACGATATAAAAAATACTATGAAAAAAATAACGAAGAGGAAAGTGAAGAATTTATGCGAGATGATCCTATTGATTGGAAATATTTTGTATATTATCACAAAGAAAAACCAATAGCCTTCACTGAGTTTATGTTAATTAATGATCACTTTATGACTGGTCAGTTTGCTTGGGACTATGAAGATGTTAAATTAGGTATGGGCAGCTATGCTACTTTACAAGAAATAAGATGGGCCATAAACAATAATTACAACAAATATTACTTCTCTTATAGCTATGAAAATAGTAGCGTATATAAATCAAAGTATGATGGTTTTGAATTTTGGACAGGTAGAAAATGGTGCAAAGATAAAGAACTTTACAAAAAATTATGTGAGAATGATGATAAGATAAATACCTTAGAGGATTTAAACGAAAGTCAAGAAAAATATTTTAATTTAGTTTTTGGCACTCATATTACTTAAAGGATTGTTTAAAGCTTTGTTTATCTTTAAATCTAAATTATCCTCTAATAATTTCATTTCATCTAATAATTCTCTTGTATCTTCTTTTTGTCTATCTTCTACATCATTTACAATTTCAGTAATATGACGAACATCACCCTCCATTTGACGTAGATCTGTTTTAAGATCATCTTTTAATTCTCGACTTACTTGAGATATTAAGTTTATTTCTTCTAAAACTATGTCTAATTCACTTTTTAAACCTTCTACTTTTTGTATGACTATTTCCATTTGTGCCTGAGTCTCAGACTCTACTAGAGATATTTTTTTATCAAATCCAGAGAGGTCAGGTTCAGTATAAGTCAAAATTTTATCCTTCATATTGAGGTAATCCTGATAAAAAGTAAAGGTAGCCCAGGCGCCTGATCCTAGCGCTCCTAATAGGGTTAAGATGGCAAACACCTTTCCCCCGGTAACTTTCATTCCCGCATACTCAATACTGGGCATTTATTATATCCTCCATAGTTTGGCCTTGAGCCATATCAAATAGAATACCATATTGATCTTCTATTGTCTTGTTTAAATATTCATTAACATTTGTATCCACAATAGTAGCTTGTGCATCAAAGAATGTCTTAGTATTACCTAGTATTTGCATTACAATCAATGTTTTCATTTGAGCAGCGTCATCATACCTAGCTTTGTCATCAATTTTTTTGACAATTTTAGTTGCGGCTTTCTCTTTTGCACTTGGTTCTTTTACAGGTTTTTCGGGTTCTTCAGTTTCTTCCTGTTGTACTTCTTCTTGTTCGGTACTATCTTCAGGCTCCACAGGGGACTCTTCAGTAGTCTCGCTATCGGGTTCGGTTGTTTCTTTTTCTGTTGGTTGTTCATCTACTTCTTTTACTTCTGGTTCGGGAGCCGTGGTCTCTGGTTCAGGCATCTCTTCTACAGAAGCTACTTCCATTTCTATTTCAGCTTCTACCGTTTCTACATTGACTGGCATCTCCATCTCTACTTCAGGAGGAGGCAACTCCATAGGTGCAGGAGGCGTAAATTCCATATCAAAATCCATCTCTAAGTCAATCTCCATTTCTACTGTTTCAACCGTTACTTCCTCTGTATCAGGCTCAATTGGTGCAAAATCCACCATGCCATCATCTATACTTACATCATTATATTCAAAAACTTCTTCTATAAAATCTAACTCTGTCGGATCAAATATATCTAAATAATATATTTCTTCTAGCGTTGTTATCTGTTGTGTTATTATTGTGTTAATTACATTATAAAACACATCCACCGTAACTGAATCAAAGACCGGTCCCACGGCCATATTGATATCACGTCCCCCAATTTCTATAGTTAATTTGTTTAAAACATTACTGAAATCGAAAGACCCATTATATGATTGGTATCCTGAAGCCACTCCAGTTTCAGACAAGATATCAGTTCCAGAAAAGACTTGGCTGGATCCGTTAAGACCTGTGATGTGCATGTAAATTCTATCTTGAGCATCTTGTTTATCTACTTCGATTGTGTATCTTACCTCGCCACCGTTGTTAATATTTAAATCAGAAATGTCAACAGTTTGTATAAATGTGGTGCCCATTCCACTTACACCCATTGTTGAAGTAGAATTACCTGATCCTGTAATCTGTGCACACTTATCTGAACCTAAACCATAACATGCATTACCCGTTGGCATACTAGCTGGTCCCTGGCCACCCCAATCCACGTCCATATCACCTTCATATTTTGATGACACATATCCATTATCACCATCAAGAATATCTCCTGAGTTTTCGTTTGTAACAGTTGTAGTGGTGGTTGTCGTTGTCGTTGTGGTGGTTGTAATTATTTGTGTGCCTTGATCTTCCTCAGTTATTACAACACTTTCTTCTTCTTCAATAGTTACGCCAGGTGTGCATAAACCTTCTACATCTGGTAAACAGGTTGTATTTGCTTTAGAATAAGACGATACCAGTAAGAATAATAAACAAAGTTTTAAAAAGAAGAACTTCATCTTCACTTGATAACTCCTTTGGTTCTGGTTTATTTGCTTGTATATAATCTGTTTTATATTTACTACCCTCTGGAATCTCGTCAGGATTATCACTCCAGTATTGAGCTGCCTCTAGGCCTATGGATCCTCGTGCAGGACACGGGGTCCCCGCATCGGTCATTGCGTCCCAGACACGAGCATCTTGACAAAGTATTGATACTGCCGCTACTTTCATGCCGTAGGCATACATAGATCTACTTAATTTTAATTTTTGACATAGCTCATCGTCTATGACTATGCCACTTGCTAATCCTACAATATTATTTTGTACACTAGCGCCCACACCAACTTTACATATATCACTGTTCGAGTTGATTATGGAAGGTGCATTGGCTGTAGGTGGTGTCGAATTGGTCACAACCGTACTCGACACCGTATTTGTTTCAGCGTAAGATTTTTTTTGAAAGCCTATTATTAGAACACATGTAATTAAAATTATAGAACATAACCACATGTACCAATTTTGTTTCATTTTATCTACCGCATCCGCCACCGCAACATTCACACATAACGTCCTCCTATCCTAAACTTGCCATTAACTCAGACATTCTTTTTGCCCGGTTTGGTGTCTGTTTTGCCCAACGTGAATCGAGCATTTCAGCCGCTGCTGTCTTGTAATCTGGTGGTGTCTTATCTTTTAACGCAGACCACATGTTGCGAAACTTACTAACGCCTGTTTTTCCAAGCTGAAAAACCATCTCTACTAATATTTCCTT